ACGGCTGGCTTCAACGTCTCGGCCTACTCAGGCACGGCGAGTTTCACGGTGGTAGTGGTCGGCACATGAAGACGGGCACGCTCAACCGGCTGGCGACGATCCAGACTCCGACCGAGTCGGCCAACGCCATCGGCGAGCCGATCCTGTCGTGGGCGACGTTCGCTACTCGGTGGGTGGGCATCATGCCGCTGTCGGGATCAGAGAGCGTGTCGGCCATGGCGACCGGCTCCGACGTAACCCACAAGGTGATGCTGCACTACACGCCGGGGTTGAAAGCCAAGATGCGGATCGTCTGCGAGGGTCGCACGTTCGAGATCACCAGCGTGGTCGAGCGCGGCTACCGGGCCGAGCACGAACTGCTGGTGTCGGAGGTGACGGACTGATGAGCTTTCAAGTCAGCGCCAGTGCGTCGGACATCGCGGACGTGCTCAAGCGTTTTGATGGGCTGCGGATCGGCGTGCAGAAAAAGTACCTGCGGTCCAGCGTAAACAAGGTCACCAAGCCGTATATCCCCGAGGTGAAAGCCCTGGTTGCCAAGGGTCCGACGGGCAACCTGAAGCGGTCGGTGGGCGTGCTCACGGAAGCCAAGGTTCGCGGCAAGACCCAGACGGCCGTGCTCGGTTTCCGCCGTGGCGACAAGTTCAAGAAGGGCGGGCTCGGCTACCACGCCTGGTGGATCGAGAACGGCGTGAAGGTCCGCAAGCCGAAGAACGCATCCATGCTTCGCGTGCCCATAACGATGGCCAAGAAGTACCCGTACCTCATGGGCAAGGTGGCCCTAATTGGGGCGGAAGGGGGCGGGGCTGCCTATTTCCCCGAGGTGGCTGCCGTCCCCGGCACGGGCAAGTTCGGCCAGTGGGCGGACAGGACGCTGCCGCGGATCAGGGACGAACTGATTCAGGAACTCGGCCGGGCGGTGGCGAAGGCTGAAGCCGAGAACGCCCGCCGCGATGCCAAGGGGAAGTGATGCCAGCCACGACGTTCATCGACGAGTCCCTGCTGCAGTTGCTGTCGGTCTCGGCCGACATCGCAGCGTCCGTCGGCTCGCGGATCTACGCCGTCCAGGCTCCGCAGGGGACGACGCTGCCGTGCCTGGTCATCGACCGCCAGGACGCCAGCCGTGGGCCGTACATGCACATGCGGGGGGTGACCGGGATCACGCGGACGACGTACACGGTGTCGTGCATTTCGACGCGGCTGGTGGACTGCCGCAACCTCGGGCGTGCGGTGCGGTCAGCCTTACAATTCAAGAGCACGCCGGCGGTTCGGCTCGTTACGGTCAAGGACGAGAACGACCAGCAAGAGCCAGCGAACCCCGGCGACCAGACGCCCATTTACCGGACGGACCTGACAGTCGAGATCACCCACTCGGAGAGTTGACCAATGGCTGCTGACATCGGACAGGGCACCTACGTTTCGTTCGGAACCGCGCTGCACACCGCGACCGGCTACAAGATCACCGGCGTGAACCACAACGGCATCGCCCGGGCTGTTGCCGACGCGACGCACATGCTGTCCTCGGCCAAGGAGTTCGTGGCATCGTCCATCTACGACCCCGGCGAACTGTCGGTCGAGGTGCTGCACGACCCTGCTGTGAAGCCCGTCGCCGACCTGGCGAACGTCGCCACCAATCAGGTGGTGAGCGTGTACTGGGCCAACGGTGGCACGGCTGTGACGCTGTGGTCGGCGTTCGGCTACATGACCGGCTACGAGGCCGGTGCCCAGATGGAAGACATGCAGTCGGGCTCTGTGACGATCAAGCTCTCGGGCACGCTCGGCTGATTGGTGTGACGCAGGGAGGCGCGCATGGCTCTGAGTCGTGATGAGTTCCTACAGCGACGGCAACCGCTGGCGAAGGTGTTGGTGCCCGTGCCGGAACTCGGTGAGGGTAGCGAGGTCTACGTCAGCAAGTTGACCGCCAAGGGCCGCAACCGGCTCGAGGAAATTGTTGGCGGCGGCAAGGGTGGCGTGAGCCTCAACAACCTGTCCGCCAAGATCGTGACGCTCGTTTGCGTGGCTGAAGACGGCAAGCAGTTGTTCAGCGAAGCAGACGAGGCCGCCATCGGTGCCTACGACTGGGAGGCTGTGCAGCGGATCGTGCAAGCCGCTTTTGAACTCAACGGCATGCTTGCCAATCCCGTGGAGGAAGCGGCGGGAAAATAGAGGCGTCGCCGGTGCTGCTGTTCCTCTACCGGCTGGCGCTGAAGATGGGACGGGTGGACGTTGACGCTCTCGCGGAGGAGATGTCGGTCGATCAGTTATACGGGTGGATGGGGTACTACTTATTGGAGCCGTGGGGCGACGAATGGCTCCGGTCGGCAATGAGTATGACCCAGTTCTCCAACGCCTACCGGGGCAAGAACTCGCCGGTTAAGAAGGTTGACGACTTCATGCCCGTGCCGAAGCGGGCCCAAACGCCGCAGCAGATTCTCGCCGCACTCAACGCAATCCCACTACCGGGCTGACGCATGGCCAAGAACTTCGGAAGGGTCAACGTCAGCATCACGGCCAGCACTGGCGGGCTGACGGCTGGGCTTGCTCGAGCAGGGAAGAGCCTCGGCGGGTTTGCCAGCACGGTCGGCTCGGCGGTGAACCCGCTGCGAATGCTGGGCAGCGTCGCCGGATCTACGTTCGGCCAACTGTCGATGTTCTCCATGGCACAGTCGGCCGTGAACACGTTCACGTCGATGACCGCTGCCGCGGCCGAGAGTATCGACGTGCAGAGCAAACTGAGCCGCCGGCTGGGCACGACCTACGGCGAACTCGCTGGGCTCAAACTGGCCGGCGACCTGGCTGGCGTCGGCATCGAGCAGATCGGCACGGCGATGACCAAGTCGGACGTTGCCATGCAAAAGGCCGTGGGCGGGTCGAAGCAAGCCCAAAAGGCTTTCGCCAACCTTGGGCTGGATGCTGGGCAACTGCAGGGCATGTCGAGTGCGGACAGGTTTGAGGCCATTGCCTCGGCCATCGCCAACATCCAGAGCCCGGCAGAGCGTGCGGCCGCGGCTGTGGCGCTGTTCGGCCGCAGTGGCGCAACCATGCTGCCGCTGTTCGAGGGCGGGGCAGAGTCGATCCGCAAGGCCCGTCAGGAAGCGGAGCGGTTCGGCCTGACGCTGACGAACGCCCAGGGGCAGAACGTCGAGAACATGAACGACTCGTTCACGCGGGTCTATGCGTCGATTCAGGGCATCGTGCAGCAGGTCGTCGCTCACCTCGCGCCGGCTGTCACCGGGATCGCCCAGACGTTCACCGACTACGTTGGAACCATCGGCGGTGCCAACATCGGGCAGGCCATTGGCGAAGCGTTACTGAACGCTGCGGAGTACCTTGCCGGTGTCGGCGACTACCTCATCGCGAACTTCGCCCCATCGGTTCAGAAGGTGTTTGCCTACCTCTCGCAAATCGGCGGGCAGTGGAACTCGATATTTCAGTTCGGATCCCGTGTTGCCTCGCTCTTCGCCAGCGTCGGACGGACGTTGGAAGCGGCGTTTGGCTTGCTCATCTTGGGCATCACTGGCCCAATTGAGGGATTACTGTTCGCCATCAAGAAGATCGGTGACGCGGCGTTCCTAGACACGTCGGGCATCGACGCTACCGTCCAGCAGATGAATGCCTTCAACAAGCAGGTCAGCAAGGACATCGACACGAACTTCGGCAAGGCGGCCGAGAACTTCAAGGCTGCATTCGCGGATGACGTGGCGCCGGCGGCTGGGGCTGCAATCGCCACGCCGCTGACGGATGCAGTGAAAGGCTTTCGCGACGCCGCGCAATCCGCCGCGTCGTCTGTCGATAAGGCACAGACCCAAGCCGGCAGCCAGTCTTCTGTTGTCGCACAGGTCCGCATCAACTCCGCAGACCTCAAGGCCATCGTCGTCGGCAGCAGCGAGGGCGAGTCCTTCCGTAATTCCATCATGCGTGGGGCCGACCCGCGGCTCGACGTGAAGGAAGACGCGAAGCGGACCGCCGACAACACGGAACGGGCCGCTGACGCTCTCGACGAAATGGCCAGCAACCTCACCGGATTCGGACTGGCGACACTCACCGCATAGCCATGGCAATCGTATCCGTCCACCAA